TAAGAATCTATACAATGCTATTAGTGAATTTATTGCACAATCAGGATATAAAAATACAGATTCGTTTATATCCAATCCAGAAATGATGCCACCGCCACAACCACCAGAGCCATCATTAGATGAGAAGGTTGCTGCACAAAAAGCACAAGTTGAATTACAAAAACTACAATTACAAGCACAAGAACTAGAGATTGATACACAGTTAAAAGCTCAAGAACTTAAATTAAAACAAGAAGAAGCTGCAATCGACCTTGCTCTGAAACAACAAGACTTACAGATCAAAAAGTCTCAGCTTGAACTTAACGAACAAGAACTTGCACTAGAAGCTGTGCAAAATAGACCGATAGGTATTGGACCAAGCTAATGGCTTTTCCAAAGACTAAACCTAGTTACAAAGGTAAAAGTCGTAAAAAACTAATATCGAAAAAGATAAAAATATTAAGAAAAGAGGGTAAACCACAAAAACAAGCTGTGGCTATTGCATTGAATATGTACCCAAAAGGTAAGAGGTTGCCACTAGCATGAACGATAAGGATATCAAAACAGAAATAGAATTACTCAAAAGAGAAGTAGAAATAATTAAAACAAACCATTTGTCGCACATGGCAAAAGATATTGATGATCTGATGGATGATGTCAAAGATATAAAGACAGAAGTTTTTAGATTCAAATATATAGCTTATGGTGCAATAGTTGTGTTTGTTTTGGTAAGTGATAAATTTACAGAAATATTCAAACTTTTATAGGAGATAATGATGGACTTAAGAAAAAGAAAAGATTATATCGGTGATAAAAAAAGAAGGGAAAGTGAAGCAATACAGAGAGCACTGCGTCCAGGTATGATGCCACCAATTAGAGGTATGAATTCTCAAAGAAGAATAGATATGCTAGATGCAGTAAAGAAAGCAGGATATTTAAAATAGGAGAAATATTATGTATGGAAAACCAATGAAGAAAAAAGGCAAAAAGAAAAAGGGTAAATGTTGTGGGTGCTAAAACCAAACATTATTTTAAAACAGGCAAAGAGTTCAAAGGTGCAGTACACAAGATGCCTAATGGAACTATACATACAGGGAAGACACATACTAAAACATCGAAACCTGTAGTGCATTTTAAAGACTTGTCTGCACGAGCAAAGAAGGTAGCTAAAAAATGAAGAAAATGAAAAAGAAAAAAAAGTTTCCTGACCTAAACAAAGATGGAAAAGTAACACAAGCTGATATTCTTATGGGTAGAGGTGTATTAAAAAAACAAAAAAGTGGTAGATATGGCTAAAGCTAAAAAGGGTAGAAATGTACCAACTAATCCTGCTCTATATTCAAGAGTAAAAGCTGAAGCTAAAAGAAAGTTCAAAGTCTATCCATCTGCTTATGCAAATGCTTGGCTAGTTAGAACTTACAAGAAAAGAGGTGGAGGTTACCGAAGTGGCTAGGTCCACAGGTGGACTCACTAAATGGTTCAAAGAAAACTGGGTTGATATTGGATCACCAAAAAAAGGTGGTGGATTCAACAAGTGTGGTCGTTCTAAAGGGAGTGGTCGCAAGTACCCTAAGTGTGTACCTGCTGCTAAAGCTGCAAGAATGAGTAAATCTCAGATAAGGTCAGCAGTATCTAGAAAAAGAGCCAAGCCACAAGGTGTTGGGGGTAAACCAACTAATGTCGCAACATTCAAAAAAAGAAGAAGGGCAAAAAAGGTCTGAATTTTATTCTAAAAGATACGATTACTACACTCTTTTAGGATATCCAGTTTGTCAAGCATCTAAGTTAGCACATAGAGACTTGGCAAAACAATTCAAACAAAAAGATCCAACAGAAGAAAAACTTAAACCAATTTGAAAAAACACGATTTACAAACATTTATGTTGAAAAACCGACTTTCTGTCGAACAACTATTCAGAATAACTGGGCACAAGCCACATGAGATTCGTGGATACTTGAGGGGCAGTAAGAAGATACCTGACTATTGGAGTGAGGAATCTTTAAAAAGACAACAAAACGATTAACTACACCTGCACAGCAGATAGAATCGAGGAGAAATAATGGTCGAAGATAAAAAACAAGCCCAGATACAAGCAGGGCAAGATGCAAAGCTAATACTTGAGAACCCTCAAATGGTAGCTGCATTTAATGCTGTACTTAACAATGGATATCAACAATGGATATCTACAGAAATTAAGGACAACGAAACAAGAGAAGCACTTTATCATAAACAAAGAGCCATCTTAGAAGTTAAAAATACTTTAGTACAAACTGTAGAAAATGGACAGATACTAGAAGAAGAACGAAAAGGAGGTAAATGATGAGTGAAAGTATACCAACAAAGGAAAGTAAACATAGTGGGATTCCTGTGACTGATGTTGAATCAGCACAGAAAGCACTTCTTGACTCTATTAGGGCTTCGAAAGAACAACCTGAAACAGTTGAAGGAGAAACAGAAACTCAGGAAGCAGTTTCTGAACAGGTAATGGAAAATACCGAATCAGTTGAAAACGAAGCTGTTGAGACATTAACAGCAGAGGACTTGGTTGATGATAACCAACAAGAGCAAGTCAGCGAACCTCGTACATATACTGTCAAAATTGATGGTAAAGATACTGAGGTCACCGAAGATGAGCTGTTGTCTGGTTATAGTAGACAAGCTGATTACACTAGAAAAAGTCAAGTATTGGCAGAGCAACGCAAAAAGATGGATGAAGAACTCGCAGCGACTCAACAAGAAAGACAGCAATACCAATCACAACTTGAACAATTTAAGATACAAGCCGATTCCAAATTAGAGGAGTTCAAATCGGTGGACTGGACTAAACTCAAGGAAGAAGATCCCATGGAGTATGCTCTCAAACGAGATCAATATAGGGAGCTTCAGGAAAATAAAAGATTAGTTGCAGAGGAGCAACAAAATCTTGCACAAAAACAACAAACAGAAATGCAAACAAAGTGGAATGAAGAACTCGCAAAACAGAAAGAAATAATGGCGCAACGACTGCCTGAGTGGAATGACCCAGAAAAAGGACCAAAACTTAAACAAAATATTAAGACTTTTGCCCTTAAAAAAGGTTTTACTGAACAGGAAGTCGATAGTCTTATTGATGCTAGGTCTGTTGATGTTCTTCATAAAGCTATGATGTATGAAAATCTTTTAGAAGCTAAGATTAGTCAAAAGAAAGCTAAAGTTGTACCGAAAGTGCAAAAACCAGGTGCACCAAGCACCAAGTCTGAAGTTAATAGTGAAAAGGTAAAGCAAACCAGAGCAAGACTAAAAAGATCAGGAAGGGTCGATGATGCTGCATTAGCAATCAAATCCCTTATGTCTTAGTCTAAATACTAACTTTTAACACATAGGTGTAATAATGGCACAATTAAGTAACACATTTGAAACTTATGATGCTGTGGGTAACAGAGAAGATTTACAAAATGTAATCTATGATATCTCTCCAACAGATACACCATTTATGTCATCAATCGGCACAGGAAATGCTGAAGCGACAAAACATGAATGGCAAACTGACTCCCTAGCATCAGCAGCATCAAATGCTCAAATAGAAGGTGATGATTCACCAAATGCTGCATTATCTGCTACTACTCGTGTTTTCAACCATACACAGATTTCATACAAACCTGTCATGGTCTCAGGAACACAAGAAGCAGTAAATCATGCAGGTAGAGATTCAGAACTTGCTTATCAAATAGCAAAAGCAGGTAAAGAACTCAAAAGAGACATGGAAGTAGACCTTACAGGCAAAACCGATGCTACAGCAGGATCAGGAAATGGTGGTGCAGCTCGTAAGTCAAGAGGTTTTGAATCATGGACAGTAACCAACAACTCTTATGGTTCAGGTGGTTCTAACTCTAGTGGTTCTGTAACAGATGGAACACAAAGGGTTTTAACTGAAGCATTATTGAAAGGTGAGCTAAAATCTTGCTTTGACAATGGTGGTGATCCAGACCTATTACTTGTTGGTTCATTCAACAAACAAAAAGTATCAGGATTTACTGGTAACTCAACTCGTATGGACATGGCAGAAGATAGAAGTCTTGTGGCTACTATTGATGTTTATGTTTCTGACTTCGGTGAAGTAAGAGTCGTTGCTGATAGATTCCTTCGTTCTTCTGGTAGAAGTGCGTTGATTGTTGATACAGAAATGTTTGCGACAGGTTTCTTAAGACCTTTCCAAACACAAGAACTAGCAAAAACTGGTGATGCTGAGAAAAGACTACTACTTACTGAGTGGACTCTAGTCTCTAAAAATGAAGCAGCTTCATCAACACTTGCTGACTTGACAACTTCATAAAAATATTTTTCATGTAACTTTCTATCATGGAAGGGGCAGGTTTTTCTCATATTATTTTTCCTGCCCCACTCAGATACATTTAATAATGACCTTGAAGAAGGTATCGCTTCGGAACGAGGGTTATTAATACTGGAGAATTTAATGAGAACATTAAACGATTATTTTGTAACAGGTAGGGTCTCTGACATATCAACAGCAGGTTCAACCTTTGTAGCTGTACCTGATGGTGGCAGAATTATTAAAATTATGTCTGTCCTACAAGGAGCTATAAGTGGTGGTAATGCTGCGATTACTTTCGAGATTGGTGGTACTGCTGTAACAGGTGCAGGTTTTACAGTTGCACACTCAGGTTCAGCAGTAGGCACAATGGATGGTTCTGTTCCTACAGCACTCAACAGAGTTGAAGAAGATGGTTCTATCGAAATTATTACTGATGGAAACTCTACAGGTGCAGTAGCACTAGATGTAACATTTGTTATTAGGAGATAGAGATGTCAAAAATGAGAGTAACAAACACAATCAAAAGGACTGTCAATACTGGCTCTCAACAAACAGCAGCGACAAACGCAAACACAGAGTATGTAAGAGTAATAGCAGACACCGATGGTGTTCATATTGCTTTTGGGGCTAACCCAACAGCGACTACTAGCTCAACTATACTAGGTGCATACGACCCAGAAATATTTAAAATTGATGGTGGTATGAAAGTTGCTGCTATAGTTGCAAGTTCAACAGCAAACTTATACATAGATGAGTTAAGCGAATGAGCAGAAAGATAGGAAAAAACCAAATCTTTCACTATCATAATCCGACAGGAGAGTTCGCTATAGAACACATCGAGGATATACAACCCCTTATAGACTCAAACAAAAAACTACAACAAGAAGATCATCACAGAGCAGATGAGTTTAGACTCTCTGCTCGTATACCGATGACTGTAGTTTATGAATGGAAGCGTCAGTTTGGGGTTGATTTATTTAACAAAAACCACAAAGAGGGTGTAAGAAAATTATTAAACAGTCCTGAGTACAAGTATCTAAAGACAACAAATAGGCGAATATAATGGCAATATCAAATTATTCAGAACTTAAAACAGCTATAGCAGACTGGTTGAACAGATCAGACCTAACTGATTCTATACCTGATTTTATAGCACTAGCTGAAACGAGACACAAAAGAGATTTCAAAATAAGAAGAATGGAGACAAGAGTTACTGCAAGTACAGTAGCAGATTCTGAGTTTTACAGTCTGCCTGACAACTATGTTGCTATGCGTAACATACAACTCAACACAGATCCAAAGACACCTTTGGAATATCTAACACCTGAACAAATGGATAGAATACACGCAGGTAGCTCAAAAGGTAAACCGAAAGCATACAGCATTATTGGCAACAACATACAACTAAGACCAATACCAGATAGTGCATATCAAATAGAAATACTTTATTTTAAACATTTTACAGCTTTATCAGATTCAAATACAACTAATGATATGCTTACACATCATCCTGATGCTTATCTTTATGGAGCATTAGTAGAAGCAGAACCTTATCTGCAAAACGATAAAAGAATACAAGTATGGTCTGCATATTATGACAGAACAAAGAACGACATTATAAGTTCTAACGAGAGAGATAGACACTCAGGTGTAGC